CAGAATTGTGGAAAATTAGGTCTATCGGCAAATTTGTTTAATTTAGGTAATCTTCTATAATCTTCATAACTTTCTGGAAAAGTCATAGCACGAAGCCAATCATGTATCTCTAGCCAACCTTTCATATCTTCATCAATTAAGAAAGTTATGTTTAATAAGTCATAGATTGGTTTTTCACCTGGCCCAAACAGGTCTACAAATGGTGTATTGAATACTGTTTCACCTAATGATAAACCAGGCACGGTTGCTGATTGACAAAAGTATTGTAAGTTTGGTGCTCTCGCCATGGAGAATATAAACTTATTAGGATGTAAAAAATTTGGATTAGTTGGGTTCGTATCTGCAATTGACATAATTGTATTTATGCTAAACGGAAACGGAGACAAAAAAAGAGGCCCCTTGTGGGGGCCTCTAGGCGGGGTGTAACTCTTAGATTACATTAAGTTTGCAACCTGAAGAGCACGGTAGTAATTGTTTGTCTGAGCGGTTAATGCACCCTGTGTGGTTGCATCAGTACCATCAGCGAATGGATTAGATACGAGACCGTAACGAGTCTTGAATCCAATTTTTGGCTGGAAGGTACCAGTATCAACTGCTCTGACCATCTGTAATGGTACATATGGGCAATAGAACAGACCAGCGTCATAAGCATTTGTACCCTTATATCCAACTACCACAAACTCATTTGTTGAGCTTACTGGGAAATATGGGTCAATGTAGACTTTGATACGTCCAAACATTGTACCAGCAAATGTGTTACCTGTGTCATCTACTGTTAGATTAACTTGAGATTGTAATGCAGAATTGTAGTCAAGCAAACCTGCCATAGCGAGAGCAGAAGCGACATCACTTGAACAAATCATGATGTTACCTTTTCCTCTACGAGTCAACTTGGCGATTGCATTTGCTTCACGTTCTATTTGGAACGCAAGACCTTTAACTTTCTCAACCATCCAACGACCATTTGAGTCTGTATCTAAGTCAAACTTACCTCTTGTAGTTGTACCCACTTGAGCACCTTGTACAGCAGTTTTATAGATTGTACGGACTACTTCACGGTTTATCTCAGCAAGAATTTCTGCTGAAAGAATGTTAGAAAGTTCTGTTTCAGCATCAAGACCGTGTACTGCTTTTAAGTCTTGTGCAAGTTCCATAGAATACTCAGCTTTGAGTGCTCTTGTTCTTGCAGTTACAGTTACTTTCTCGATTGAAAATGCCATCTCATGGAATGTATTAGCAGCATTACCATCACCTAAAGATTCTGCCTTAGATGTTGTCATTGCTTGATTTGGAGCTGCGTTAGATGTAAATACTTCGGTTGGTACGGCACCACCTGCAGCAAGTGCTGGAGGAAGAGCTGGTCCACCTGTATCAACACCAGCAAAACCTGTATTAGCCTCGTTATAGAAAGCTTCTGTACCATCTTGTGTGTCATACTTGGATCTCATTGCAAAGATAAGACCTGTTGGTCCAGTCATTGGCTGAACACCACAAATATCATATGCGATAAGGTTTGGTAAACTTCTTCTGACTAAAGAAATTAGAATTGGGTCAAAACCAGCAACTGGTGTGGAAGCAGAACCTCCGAAACCAGCGATACCAGCATCACCTTGAGAAGCAGAGTTTGTTGGAACTGCCTCTGAAAGAACTTGACCAGACTTCGCCATTTCTGTAGCTTGGTTCTCAAGAACAACAGCGGTTACGGCTTTCTTATACTTGTCCTCAATCTGTGGTAGATCAGGGTGGTCAAGAACTCCTTCCCACTTTTTCTGTAAATTTTCTGAAAGATACATCTTTTTCTCCTACGTTTAGTTTAAATTAGTTCTTTGTTTGTGATATAGCCTTAGAAACTGCATTTACGAATGGGTCATTAGACACCACTTTTTTATCTGCATCAGTTTCTACTTTTTCATTTAGAGTTTCTTCATCAGCTTGTTTTACTTCTGATGGAAAATAATTTTCACGAATTGTTTTTACCTTCTCTCTGAACTCTTCCTCTGTGGAAAAATCTACACCTTCTGCAAGTGTTTTGATTTTTTCTTCTTGAGTGTCGGTAAGACCTTCGCATACTTCCGAAGTAATTTCATTTTGCCTTGCAGTAACTAATGCTTTGGCAAACTCCATACCTCTTTCCATTTCCTCGTCAAGCTGGGATTCTAAAGCCTCAACTCTTGTGGCTAATTCATCAACTAAGTCAACTTTCTCTTCAGGTACGTCAATGTAGTGCTCTGCAAATAGGTTTCTTAAACCTGATATAAACTCTTCTGTGAGTTCTGCACGGAGACCAGATTCTACAGCAATCTGATTATCTGTCATCCATTGCTCTACGACATAGTTAAGATAGTCATCAACTTTTTCTGTTAATTCTGTTTTGATTTCGGTTACAGCCTCTTCAAACATAGTGGCATATTGTCCCTCAACCTCTTCTACGATTTGTGTCACTCGGTCATTTACACGAGCTTCGTAAACGATAGAAGCTTTCTTTTTAAAATCTTCTGAAATATTTTCATCTTCTGAGAAAAGAGAATTTACATCTTCAGAAACTTCTTCTTTCATCTTATCTTTTTTCTTAGCAAGATAGTCTTTTAAGCCTTGAGGCATACCTTTTTTCTCCTCGATAACCTCATCTTCCGTCTCCGCTTCTTCGTTTTTAGCTGAAGCAGCTGAAGGTTTGGTTTTAATAGATGCCTGATTCTTTGCAGAATTATCTGGCGCCGCACCAGAAGCATTGATTTTATTAGAATCGTCATCTGGCTTATTGTTTGAAGGTGTTGGGCCACCTAAGTCTTGCATACCTCCTACTGATGAGGTATCAACTTTAGGCATTGGTTCAGCGGGTGCTTTTGCTTTGCTTTGGGCTAAAACTTCAGCAGCTGCTTCCATAAGTTGGTTTTTATTCTCTGACATCTGAGTTATCTCCTTTTATGCAATATTTATAAATTTAAAGTTTTCTAAGGTAATTTTCAAATAATTTTAGAGCAACATCTTCGATTTCGGCTTTTGATGCTCTCTTTATTTCTTTTTTTGCTCTGTCGAAATCTGTTTCAACGAAACGTCCTTCAACAAACATCCATTCTTTATTTTCCATAATGCCGTTTACGAAAGCACCTGGAGCAGATGGGTCAGCAACAATGTCAGCAGCCGTAGCAAGTTTCAAGTCATCTTGCACCAAATTATATCCCTCTTTGTGTGGTTCTAAAGAACCTAATGCTCTTGATGAAACACCCACACTCACATCATTGTCAATGAAATTCTTAACAATTTGCCCGTATGGTGTATCTAAAATTTTTGCTTTTCCGTGAAATGTATTACCATTTTCTTTCAAAGAAACTATTTTATGTGATACCCTTTCAAGATTTATCGTAGGTGTATCGGGATGACCCAATTCACCTAATGCACGATTAGTTTTAACATACTCTTCGTTGTATCGACCTACTTCATTACGAAGCGTGTCCATTTTATACATTCGATTATTTTTATTTACAGTATCACCGACAAGAAAAGTACCTTCTATATAAAGATTCTTTTTTCCATCAGACTCTTCTATAAGAGTTTTTACCTCTGTAAATGTTGTTTCTGATATAAGTTTCATTAGACTCTCTCTGATGAGTTAATTAGTGCTGGATCATAATTAGCTACTTTAGAAACCTGTAACATTACAGTACCGCCCGTAGCAATCGTGACCTGAAAAAATTGTGAACCAACAACTGCTGATCCAGTATTTGCTATAGGTGAAAAATCTTCAGCAAAATTAATTTGACCAGTGCTGTGCAATTCAACTACGTCCTGTCCACTTGAACGAATCATTATACTACCGTTCGTAGACCATGCACATTTTTGTATTGCAAAACCTGTTATTTTTTCTTTATCAACACCTTGAGTTGCAAATGTGTTTTGCACGTTAATATTTGCAGTACCAATTCCATGAATCCTAATCGTGGATGGTCCTCTTACTCTATTAGTTGTTTCAAATGCTATAGCCATTTTTTTACCTTAGTCCTAGTGATGCCCGCCTTCTCATTGATAACTTTCTTTTCAACATTGAACGGCGGAGTTTAGCTCTTCTTGTCGTTTTCCAAGACCTTTTTAAAAGTCTTGCCTTTTTAATTCTTGCTGTAGCGGTAATTCTTTTTACTTGACCGCCTTTACCTGTAGCCGCATAACCTTTGACTCCAGACCTAATTCTATTTCTCTGTACTACTATCTTACCTTTAGAATCTCTACGAATACGCCTTCTTATTTTTTTTACTCGCCCAATTTTCATAATATTTTGAGCTCTTGATATTTCAGTTAGATAACCTAAAAGATAATCTAAATTCATTTCATAGCCTTAAAAGCAAAATCAGCTGCCTTCTTTAAATGGGCTGGGCTTTTATGAACCATGGCAGATAATTTCTTTTTGTTCTCATCATTTACTTTTCCATGAACAGCTGTAATTGCAGATGCAGTAAAATGGTCAACACCCATTGTCTGACCATTTTCAAACTTTACACTTTTTTTAGCTTTATTTTTAGTAATGTCATGTAAATGATCCATGACTTGTTTACCTTCTTCTAAATAGTCTGTAAATGAAATCATTTCTTCTTCTGCCTGTATAATATTTTCCATACCTTTTCCATAAGGTATGGAAACATACTTATCTAAGTTTTTATTATAATACATGGCAACCTTCATACCACCTGGATATGGTCTAATTGCCTTTCTTTTAAAAACAAGAACAAATGGTGGATCTTTTATTTGTGATGTATCTTCTTGTACATCTTCCGCATCTTGTTCTGGATCATCACCAACAGAAGGTGCTCTATCACCAACCTTAACACGGTGTGCTCTTATCTTTTTCATTTTGCCATCGGAACCCACAACCATTTTAAAGTCGGCCGTATTTTTCATACGAGCGACACCTTGTAATTCTGTTATGAAATTTTTTAAATCTTTCATTCTTCTTCCGTTGGTTCCTCTTCGTACTCTATCTCTGAGTCATCTAACTCAGCTTCTGGTTCATCAGCACTTGCCTCAATTTCTTCACCATCTTCATTTTCAACTTCTTGTTCTTCGCCATTGTTAAACAATGCAGAAGATATTTCTTGTTTGCGAGCATCTAAAGCATCAGCTGTTTTAGCACCAATCATTGATTGTAATTGTTCTCTAGCTGTTGTTGCTTGACCTCCAACAACTTGGTCTATGAAATCATTTAAATCTGCCATAATATTCCTTTCATCTTCTATTTAGTATTGCTTCTTCACTTTTTTGTATAATCTTTAGTATGGATTCTGCTTTTAACCCTCTTGCTGTGTCCACGTTATCAGAGTTATTAGGTTGTGGTGCAGGTTGATCAATACCTTCTTGACCATCAACTTCTGGTTGCGTTACAACTGGTCCTTCTTGTTTCATTTCTTTATTCATCAACTCTATCTCTTCATCAGACATTTGTAAAACATTTTTCTTTACCCAGTCTGTTGAATAGTAACGACCAATATATGGGTCAACGGTATTAAGAAGATTAACTCTTTCACGGAGTAATTCAGCTTCACGCATTTCAGAAAAGTTATTATCTTTCTTAAAATCATAATAGATAACTTCTCTAGCAGCATCCCATTCATCTGTACTCATTATACCTTTGAGTGATAGTTGAACTCTTAAAGCATGATCAAAAATTTGTGCGAATTTATTTCTTAGTCTTATAATAAACTTATTAAACTTAACCTCATCTCTTGTAACTTCTGATACTCTACCTAAACCAATCATACCACCTTGTTGTGGTTCTAAACGAGAGATAGGCACATTAAGTGATTGTAAAAGTTTCTTTTGAAAATACTTAACATCTTCTAACTCACCTAAGTTAGCGCCAGCTGGTAGTGTTGTAATCTCTGTACCTTTACCACCTTCTCTTCTTGGTAACCAAAAGTCCTCTAACATGGACTTATGTTTGCGGTCATCTCTAAGTTCACCTGTTTCAGCATCATAAACCATTTTGTTACGATACTTGACCATTACATCACGCAAGTATTGTTCTGCTTTACCTTTTGGTAAGTTACCTACGTCAATGTAAAATATTCTTCTTTCGGGTGCCCTTGATATACGATAGATAACAATTGCATCTTCTATCATTCTTAATTGATTTAAAGGCTTAATTGCTTTATGTAAATAAGAAATTACAAATGTATTCTTTGCATCCATTTGACCAGATGTACAATATACAATTGCATCTGTAGCTATACGAACACCAGAATTTACATTCGCTGAATATGTTTGTGTTGTTGTACCCTTGTCGTTGTAGACATAGTATTCACCAATTGACTTGATGACTTGAGCACCAGTTTTTGGGTCTCTCTCTTTTACTATCTCACGAACTT